TGATCATGCAACATTTCATTAGTGCATTCTTCTTTGGCAACAAAAATAGTGCACTTATGGACTTTTTGTATGCAGTCAAACACGGTATGTCAAAAATATTAGAAAAATTTAATATCATTCCCCGTCCCTCAAATATATGGGAAAACGAATCATTTTCTTATTATCAAAATTATGCTTTATCTGTCAAGAACTATCTGTCAAATTGTAAACAACAACTGACTGACACCCTGGTATCTACGCTAGGTGCTGGGTGGAAGTACTTTAAGATCGCGTTACTAGCTGGTATCTTTATACTAACTACAATGTTTGTTAAGTCTGTGGAAAGAAAATATCTCCCCAAGTTTATCAGTGAAGATGAAAAATTGAGTGTTTTAGTGAAAGAGGCTAACACATGTTTAGATAATGATTGTAGAAATTGCAAGACCTGCAGCAATTCTGTTTCGACACCTTTAAATGCGAAATGGAATTCAAACTGCGCTTGCTATATACGACGAATGGAAGTCTCCCGAGATAACATTCGTCAGTATTGTATTTCTATGTATGGAAATCAACGTGTGTCCCCCGATCATGAAATGACTTTAACTGATATGTACGACGTAATTGAACAAATTTGTAACTGTGATTGTAGTGTTTGCCATTATTGTAACGATGAGGAACTAAAGTCTAAACTTTTTGAAACGGCCAAGTTACACAAAACAAACTGTGTTTGCTTGTTGACTCGCTTCTACCAAGGTTTTAGAACTGAATCGTTACTTCAATTTTTGTTGACTCTTAAAGATAATCTTCCCGCTTATTCCCTCAAAAATAAAGAATTGATTAGGCTCATTTCCCAACACGGTATTAAAGAAATACCTGTTTTACCAGAATTTCCTCAAAATTTAAATCAAGGTCCCCTTTATGATACAAAAGTTAAAAGTGTAGCTCCCGTAACAAAAATTTTAAACTAAGCTCCCGCTCTTTATGAAGGTCGGCAAGCGCGTAACGCTGCTCGAACCATTATTAGGAATCAAGCCCCGCACTATGATGCCAAAATGAAACATGTAACTACGTCTCGTATTGTGAATCAAAGTGTTGCTAATTTAACACCTTTCGTTGATGATGTCAAAACCATTATTAGTAAAGCTGACATTCATGTACGAAACGCTTGTACCATATCGAATTGTGGTCGGTGCTTATCGGAGCAAGCTACTCCATCTTCGCAAAGGAATTTACCTGAACAAGATGTTGGAGCTATTACGATAGTACGCGACGTTGTATATAAAAATCTTTTTAAGTTTGTTGTGACTAAGACCGACTCTGGGAACGTGAAAACAACAACTTATTATGGACAAATATTTATGCTGGGAGGTCGATTAGGTTTAATACCGAAACACTTCTTACGAGCAATTAAAATGGACTTAGAACTCGGCTTTTCTCTTGAGTTTTGTCTCGAAGATGCTTTTGCTGTAATAACTAGTCAGTATCCAGTTGAAGTTATACTTGACGCTGAGAATCATATTGAACATGATTCCCGTGATCTTGCCATAATTCAGCTCCCGATTAACGCTGGTTGCTACTCACAAGCATTCAAACATATTGTCGACGAACAAGATTTGTTTAGGGTAGGTCACAATCCTGGTATCTTAGCAAGGTATCAAACTGCGACTGAAAAGGATAGACAAAAAGGCATTCGCCATTATCGTGAAATGTTTTATTTGTCTACTCTTACCCCCGAAGACAGTCTTGTCGAAACCAATATGCGTGATGAGATTATAACAAATAGAGGATCGTATTTGTATCATGCTGTGACTGTTCCTGGTGATTGTGGATCCGTCCTAGTCGCTAGAAGCACGAGCATAACCCAAAAGATTGTAGGTATACACATTGCTGGTTTGATGGGCGTTGTCGAAGGCATCTCTGTTAGTATTACTCAACAGATGATTGTCAAGATGATGTCTCATTTCAAATCTTCATCGCAATACGGACATGCCGTCGTACCTTTTGATGTCAGAAGTGATATTCTAAGAGAAAACGGCACGTTCCAGTTGCATGGAACGAAGGTTGGTGTGCGCATCAATGGTAGTGTTAAAACTGCTATGTCGCGCTCAGCTGCTTTCGGAGCATTGTGTGTGTCTCCCAACAAACCCGGACATTTGAGGCCATTCGTGAACTCACAAGGTGAACGAATTGACCCCATGAAATTGCAACGTTCGAAATATGGTGTTGTTAGACCGTTTGTCGCTCTTTCGAGAGTACAAACTGTCTATGAGGCTATGACTGTATTTTATCACCGAGAGTACCAAAATACTCCCGAATGGTATAAACAGCCGTTGACTCTGGAGGAAGCTATCATCGGAATCGATGGTGACCCCTTCATAAATGCCATAAATCGCCAAACTGCCCCTGGATACCCTTACACTTTGAATAAACCCAAAGGCACTGTAGGAAAACAAGGTTGGTTTGGAAAGGAAATGGAATATGATTTGACGAATTCTCATTGTCTCCAGTTATTAGACGATGTTGAACAATTGAAGCTTAGTATGTTGGATAATGTGCGCCCTGAAGTTATCTGGATAGATACACTGAAGGATGCCAAAATTCCTATTGCGAAGGCTGATATTGGCAAAACCCGTCTATTCACCGCATGCCCCATGCATTATAGTATTGCTTTTAGACAATATTTTCTCCCGTTCATTGCACACGCTATGAGGAATCGCGTAGATAACTCTCTAGCCGTTGGTATTAATCCTACCTCTGTGGAATGGACTAAGCTCGCGCAGCGTCTTCAACGCCAAGGCTCCGATGTAATTGCAGGAGATTATTCCAATTTTGATGGAACTCTGCCTGTACAATATGTCGAAGTTGCCGTGAAGATCATGTGTGACTGGTTACGTGCTAACTGGGAAAATATAGTCAAAGCAAACCGTAATGTGGTATGTGGTCGAAATTTAACTGAAGAACAATTTTATGATTTTTTGTACAAATTAGGAATGGAATGTTTCAACCATCTACATATTGCCAATCATGAAGAGGCGAATGGCGCACTGGTTTATTTCGTTCGTAACGGTATACCTTCTGGTTGCCCTGCGACGGCTATACTTAATAGTATAGTAAATCATTGCGTTTTAGCTGATTCTTGGTTGTCAATTATGCAAAATGAACCTCTCTGTGAAAATTTAGCAACAATGAGTGCGTTTTTTGAGCACACATCGTCTATTTTTTATGGAGATGACTTCATTATGAATATACGACATTCTGTTATAGACTTGTATAATCAGGAAACTCTTACACAAGTTCTTAAAACTAATTTGGACATGGACATGACCGACGAAGCAAAAACAGGTGACATTGTAAAGGTTCGAAAACTAGCTGACTTCTCTTTTCTCAAACGCAAATTTCGCTTTGAAGAGAGTATTCAACTATGGGTTTCCCCTATGGATATCAATGTGCTCCTTGATGCACCGAATTGGGTTCGTGCGGGTAACGCTTCTGCGTTACAGATATGTGTTGACACTTTATCGACATATTGTCTTACCGAACTAGCCCTCCACGATCGTGATGTGGACGATTATTGGCGACCAAAAATGGTAGCTTGTGGTCTAAATATCACTCGTGGTACTGGAATCGCTTTCACTCCTGATAGTAGGCGTTCTGTATTAGCCAAATTCAGGAACGAACAACTGAATACAGAAATTAACTTTTAGTATGATCTTTATATTATAATGTTAGGTATATGGAAAATTAATATAATTGCTACTAAATTATAAGGCTTAGTTATTTAACTTTACTTATTAAGATGGCTTACGGCAGCCCCGTTAAAATCTAGATATATACCAAATGTCATTAGCTGGTTAGGTAGCTACTAATGTCAGAAATTTACCTGCAAATTTTCAAAATACTCAAAATTATACTCAACAACAACAAATTCTAAAATTCTCTTCTGAAGGTATTGCTCCGAATTCTAACGTACATCTTGATCCAGTTTCATATAATAATGCGTTTATGGACTGTGTCAATGATGGTCGCTCTCATAATATTATTTCTTTTTTGGAAAGACCTATTATGATGGTGACGGCGGCTTGGCCGACTACGACGGAACGAGGAACAGTTCTTCAAGCTTTCGAACTTCCCTGGGATATGTTATTCAAAGATATGTATAAAACTAAGGTTGATCGCTTTTACGGTTTTCGAGCTGACTGCGAGATTAGGGTACAAGTTAATTCTCAACCCTTTCAAGCAGGACGCTTACTGTTAAGCTGGATACCTGGTTATCGTTATTTAGGTAATAAACAACAATATTATTCATCAACAACTACTTCTTTAGCTGCTAATGTAAAATATCTCCCCCCAATCACTGGTTCACCTCATATAGATTTAGACTTGTCTACCTGTACTGAGGCTACTATGTGCGTCCCTTATATAAGTCCCTATTCCTTTTCAGAATTGACTAATGGTATTGGTTCTATGGGTCGTTTCCAATTGGTAGTTTATTCACCATTGAGCGACACACAGACTGGTACTGTTGACTATACTATTTTCATGAATTTTAAAAATATACAACTTCGATACCCGACTGGTTTGCCACTTACAGCAACAGCTCAAATAGGTTCTGAAGCCGTAGAAGAAGCCGGTGGTGCTGGTATTATTACCTCCACCGCCTCCGCTATATCTACTGCTTTAGGTGCTGTTGCCGACATCCCAGGCGTATCACAATTTGCTCAACCTGCACTGTGGGTATCTAAGAATATCGCAGACGTCGCGCGTCAATTTGGGTGGTCAAAACCTACCTCCATTGAGGCGCCCCACGTGACGAAACTTTCTAGTACTCGCTTTATGGCAAATTCTGATGGTGTCGATACTTCTCATATTCTTTCGCTACTTTCCGATAATTCCCTTGAAACTGATGCGTCGCTTTTTCGGACGAATGTTGACGAGATGGCATTATCTCATGTCGCTCGTACGCAAACGTTTTACACGCGATTCGCTTGGTCTACAACGGCTGCAGCGGGTTCAGTGTTGTTCAGCGCGCCCATCACCCCAAACTTCTATCGCTATACTATATCCACCACTCAGTATGCCCCTACAACCTTAGCTTATACTTCGGCTGCTTTTAGGCAATGGAGAGGAGGAATTAATTTTAATTTTAAGTTTGTTAAAACTAAGTTTCATTCTGGTAGAGTTAGGATTATTTACGTTCCTGGTGATTATTCAGCAGGGACCACACTTCCCGCAAATTTCGATATAGATGCTAATTACTCGACTGTAGTAGATCTTAGGTCAGATACGGATGTAGAGTTCAACGTGCCATATGTCGCAATTCAACAGTGGTTATTAGTCGATAACGCTTTCCCCGGAACTGCCCGCACGAATTTCTTTAGCACGGGCACCATTTATATGGTTGTGCTTAATGAACTTCGAGCTGTCAGTGCTGTGGCTTCGTCTATCGACGTTATAACAGAGGTTGGTGCCGCATCGGACTTCGAACTCTCCATACCCCGTCTACCTTCTATATATCCCAGTGACGTTAATTTCCCGCCTCCAGCGACTACTACCACGAGCTCAGTTTTAGAAAAACTAGTTCGCGCAACCGCTCAAGTGGGAGAAACGGAAGCGGTTATGGCTCCGCCAGAGGTTGTTCAAGCCACTGGTGCTATTACTGCTCCACTAACTTCAAAAGAATTTAGTGGCACTACATATGTAGGAGGTGCTATTACAGTTGGTGAAAAAGTATCATCAATCCGCCAAGTTATTAAAAGATTTCATAAAATTTACAGTGATGCTGCAGCTGGTAATCTTATTACTGGTTCGTATCAACTTCAACCCTCCAAAGTAAATTCTCCTTTAAATTCTGGCTCTACATTACCTAGGTCTATAGATATGTATGATTATTATTCTTATTTATACGCTTACTTCCGAGGCTCATTTAGATTTAAGGTTTTGCCGTACGATTCTCAAATATATGCCGCTCGTGTGCGTTTGTTGCCTGAGCAGTTGATAACATCTGGGGCTTCCCCCGTCGATTTTGTCAACGCGCTCTTGCCGGAATATTTCACAGCTGCAGATGTGTATATGCCGCGTAACATCGAAGGTGTATTTGAGTTTCAAGTACCGCATTATTCGAGGTATCCTATCTTACCTATTATAGCAGGTGGGAATATCTCTTCCGATTTATTTCAGCGTAATTTCACTGAGATAGATCTTTCAACGTCGAGCACTAATGCGCTTTTGGACAGGACAAAGATCACTGTCTATAGAGCTGTTGGTGACGACTTCTCGTTCAATCAATTGATTGGACCTCCCTTTGTGTCACAGTATACTGCGACATAAATTAAAAACGTTGTGTTCCACTACAGGTGAAACTGAGGAAACAATGGTAGGCTGTGCTGCTATTCGCTTGAAAGCTATGCATTTTGTGTATAGTGAGTATGTCGTTGTGTGGTCATTACGCCGAAACTGTAGCTGTTTACAATAACGTTGTGTGGATTGGGAATCCTGAACGAGCATTAGCTCACATTAGAATTACTTATTATTAGCTCTTAACTATAATAATATTTTAGTCTCTAGATTTAAGACTTAATCGACCTTATATAATATCTAGTCATAATTCTTCTTATTAATTTAGATTAGGCTCAATAGTCAAAAATACTAGCCTTGCATACATTAGGTGTGCCCTTACTTTAGTAACTAATTTTAGTTCGATCCCTGGGTACGCCCAGTAGAAGTTTTTCTCACTTTTCTTCTTTAAGGATCAAGAAGTGTAAACTTAAGTTAAG